GTATCAAAAGGCGAATAATTGAATTCATTGAAAAAGAAGGGATTGCAAAGGAGTCTTTTTATAAAAAAATTGGAATGACTTCAGCAAGCTTCAGGGGGACTGCAAAAAATACGCCTTTAAATTCCGACGCAGTAGAAAATATATTATCAGAATTACCGCAAATAAATATACATTGGCTCCTCACCGGCGAGGGTCCCATGCTGACAGAAAACACAAATTCACCCAATACCCCGCAAGAACCTATTAACCAAAACCAAAATGATATGAATATCGAACTTGTGAAGATGATCGATCGGAAAGATCGTGAGATCGGTGAATTGCAGGTAACCATCGCTAACCTAAGAGAAGAAATCGGCGCACTTCGGACCAAACTGGAGTCAATGACCTTCGTGGAATCACAATCGCAAAAAAAGGGGGCCGTATAATGTCGAATTTGGACGCATCGTTAAGCTAAAAAGAGATCGATCAATACAAAATTTCGCCCTCGGCGGCAAACCCAAGAAGTTATTATAACGCCATAAAACATCGCAGGCCCTATAATGAATAGGGCTTGCGATATACCAAACATAATATGTCCGGGATAATCAAATTCAGCGACGTGCGCGACAAGGTTGTGCAACTTCGCAATCAAGATGTACTACTGGATTTTTCTGTGGCGGAGTTGTACGGGGTGGAGACAAAGGAGATCAACAAGGCAGTCAGGAATAATCCTGATAAATTTCCTGAAGGGTATATTTTTGAATTACAACAGACTGAAAAACAGTATGTGGTGAAAAATTTTCACCACCTCGAAAATGTCAAATATTCCCCGGTTGTTCCTAAAGCCTTTACAGAAAAGGGTCTCTACATGCTGGCGACCATTCTGAAAAGCCCGCAGGCGACACAGACGACTATCGCAATCATTGAGGCATTTGCCAAACTCCGTGAGCTATCCCGCACCATCGGGGAGATGTCCGCTAACCCGGATCGGTTCAAACAAAAAACGTTGATGCAGAAAAGCGGAGAAATCATGGCCGACCTGTTTGGAGAGGATATGCAAACGACCGATACGGAGACCGAGATAGAGTTGAATTTCGCCGTTTTGAAGTTGAAACATACTGTCAAACGCAAAAAATAGGATTGCAATATGTAGCTATCAATATGACAGGAAAGGACCGAAGACTACTCCTCGGTCCTTTTCATAATTGACAACGCTTGTTCGAGAAACACTCGTATAGGTATCTTGTGCTTATTGGTATACTCTCTCAGTTCTTCCCGCAATCGCAAAGGCACACGCAAGGTTATCGTAGTTGACGGTTGCTTGGTGTCTATGGGTTTGCGCCCGGCCCCTCGACGCGCTCCTCCGTGTCCATTCTTTTTCTCGCCCGATACTAACATGATTACTGTCTGGTTATTCGCTGCAACAACACGACAGACTCGCGTGCCGAACGAAGTGCCTCGATAAACTTATCTGCGACGCTCTCGCCATTCATATCGACAAGTCGCGGATGCTGCGCCTGCGCCATACGCAGCACTTCGTCGAGTGCGGCAATCTGGTTATCATATGGCAGGCCATCGCGCCGAACGGTTTCGGCCTCTCCGTGCATGTATGCCTTCAAAGCCTTCTTCATTAACGGCGGCAGGCGGTTGATATGCGCGACAGGTTCATAAAGCATCCGCACGATCTCCAGCACGACAACAGTGTCCCCTACAACAGCTGCCATATAACGGTTTTTACCTTCAGGCGCATCCATACGGGCGGCTACCTCTGCGCGGCGCGATTTGGGGACAGTATATACCCGCGCGATAAAGCCGACCTCTTTGTCAGTACACACGACGAAGTCGTCGGTGAAGCGCGATGCTTCGGACCGACGGCTTCGGTCGATGATGAAAGCTGGATAATCTTTGGCCATAAATTAAATATCTGATTTGTTTAAAAGTAATTGACATTCCAACTCTTCTTCTGAAGGCAGCGAACCGATCTTTCGCATATTGTGTAATGTCCAAAATCGTTCTTCGTCTCGATCTACCGGCACTTTTCGTACAGCCTGAGGTTTTGAATAGATATCATTGAACAGCCGAACTATTTCGTTTTTAAAAGCCTCGATACCTTCGCGCAATCTGATTTTCTGAGCTTTTCTGACTTCTTGAGTACTCATAACGCGGCAGATCGTCTGCCCGTCGGTCAAGTGAATGAACACTCGTCCGCTTTCTTGATTTTCGTTAATAACACGAATGTCTGATGCTTTCATATTTTTTTCGGTTATATTTTCAGTTTCGGTATTTTCTTTTTTGTCGTTTTCAATATCACATTCGGCTTTTGCGACTTCGGTCGACTCTACCTCAGCATCGAGTGCCTCCATACGGGCGGCGCAAGCCTCGGCCTGATCGTCGGTCAGCTTTTTGATCGCGAAAGCAACACACCATGCTTGCTTTACGGAAATCGCGCGATTGTCACAACTGGCTTTCTTGCAAATGTCAACCACGAAACCTTCTCCGATTTCGGTGATGATATTGAAAATGAAGTATGCGTCATCAGAATATTCGACGCTGTTATTGCTCAAATAATGGTAATTGGATACCTTTTCAAAGATGTCGCGCACATTCATTGCGCGGAGTTCGTTGATGGTGTCGATGTACTTTTTCATATCGTCCGCTTATAGCCCGTCGGCTTTGGTTTGAGGTTTAACTTCATTACAAAGGTAAGAATATATTTTGAATATGCAAAACTTTTTTCAAAAAAAAAAATTCTATGATAACACAAACATTATTTTTACGCATAATTAATTTGCACATAAAATACTGAATACAAATAAAATATCATTAATATGCAAACGGGTAGCACAATGTGCTACCCGTTGTCATTTTTGCTTCATAGCTATCGTCAAAACACCCCGCGTGAGAGGGTGTAACATCAATTTTCACAAACTATGGACAAAGACATTTTCATGTTCGGCGACGGGGGCAATTCGAGCGTTGCCTCTCTGCTTCCGGCCCTGATGCAGAATCGGGGTATGGACCCGAATCTCGTAGCGGCGCTGATGAACGGCAACAACAACCGAAGCGCATGGGGCGGCGACGGCTGCTGGTTGTTATGGATCATCTTGCTGTGGGCCATCTGCGGCGGCAACGGCTGGGGCGGCAACGGTATGAACTCGCTGCCTGCTCAACTCAACGGCGATGCGGGCCGTGAACTGCTGATGAACGCTATTCAGGGCAACGGCTCGGCAATCACTCAGCTTGCCTCGTCGCTCAACTGCTCCGTTCAGCAGATCCAAACCGCGATTTGCAGCCTTCAGGGCTCAATCGACAAAGTGGCCGGTCAGGTCGGAATGACGGGACAGCAAGTAATCAACGCCATTCAGGCAGGCAATAACCAGATTGCCGCCCAGATGGCAGAATGCTGCTGCAACGTTCGCACGATGATCCAGCAGCAAGGATACGAGAGTCAGTTGGCTACCTGCAACCAGACCAACACGCTGGTCAACACGGCGAATCAGAACACCCTCGCTCTGCGCGATGCCGGAACGGCCAACACCAACGCGATCATCGGCAAGCTCGACCAGATGCAGACTCAGGCGCTTCAGGACAAGATCGATGCGTTGCGCGAAAAGAACTCGACGCTGCTCAACCAGCTCTCGCAGGAGCATCAGACGGCCGCTTTCGGTCAGATGATAGGTCAGGCAACGACTCCTATCGTGAATGCGGTAAACAGCCTGCAAAACGACGTCAACGGGATCAAGTGCAAGCTGCCGGAAACGGCTACCGTACCCTACAGTCCGATTGTCGGCGTGCCTACGTGTGTTGCCGCACAGTACGGAATCGGCTTCGGCGTGAACGGTTGGGGCAACGGCTTCTGGGGTTAATCAAGAAAGGAGGTTGCTATGGCAGTATATCCTTTCACGCTCGTTAACCGCCGCGGGTCGGCCGCTATTGCGACCACTGCGGTTACTGTCAATACCGACAATGTAGTGTTCGCCTTTCAGAACCATGCGTTTGTCAACGCATGGTATCGGGGAACGGTATTCGTGGACATAGCCCAGAAGATTCCTACCGGAACCACCGGGACGCTGCCCATTCTGTTCTCGACCAATGGAGCGACACAGGCCGTCACCAAATTCGACGGAGCGCCCCTGACGGTCGCCGACATTCCGGGGACGGGCGTTTACGAGTTCTGGTTCGACCGGACTACGAACACGCTGCAAATCATGACAGGCATTGTTTAACCAATCAGCAGGGAAGCCCGTAAACGCTTCGGGCTTCCCTATTTAAAAATTAAAAACCATGTTTCTGAATTTGAGAAAGGGCAGTTCCGTGTACGTCTTAGACACTCGGGAGACGCCGAAATTCTATGTCGCAACAGTCAAGGAGATAGGCATACCCTATTATCCGCAGCCTACGCCGGGGCAACTCACGCCGTTTCAGCAGCAATATATCAATATCGTTCTGGATAATAACGAGTCGTGGGGCGTTAGGACCAATATGGACGTCGAGTCGAAAGACGGCCTTACTGTTTCCATGACACGCGAGGGGCTTATGCCGGCGATCACGGCAGCGCAGAAGGAGAGCACGGACATCATCAACTCGTTCGACCGGCACAAGGCCAACCTGGCCGCATACGATCAAATACTCAAAGAGCTCGACCCGTCCTACGCCAAGACCCGAGAGCAGGATGAGGAGATCAAGAGGCTGAACAAGGAGCTGGCCGACCTGAAGGGACTGATAAAGTCCGTTCCGACGCTTAACGACATCAAGAGCCTTCTCAAACCGGAGACACCAAAAACCAAGTAATTATGGGATGGAATGCAATAGGGATCGCTCGCGGCTTCAACGGAGACGACGAGCAGATCGACGAGATGCTTGAGAAAGCATATCGCAAAGGTTACAAAAAGGCAATGGAGGAGATGCACGAAGGCTACGGCGAGCGCGGAGGCTATTCCGGAGGCGGACGCGGAGGCTATGGAATGCGTGAGCCGTGGAAAGAAGACGATGACGACGACTATGACTATGGCGAGCGTCGTGGAGTGCGTGGAACCGGTCCGTATTCTCGCTACAGACGTCGGTAGACTATGGACAGACTCGACGTTTACGAGCAGATACCACGGGGAATGCGTGAATACCTGTCTCACTATGGATGGCATTTCTCGCAAAAGCTCGCGGAATATGCGACGGACCCCAAGCGGATGAAAAACGCCGACGGGTCGTCGCACCGGTGGACGCACGAGGAGGTCAAGCAGGCCATTGAGCGTAACGGACTGACAATCGAAAAGGCGAAAGGCTACGATTGCATGTACGTCGCCAACATGGCCTACTCGGACTTCTATCCGAAGCCCCTGTCTTCCGAGGCCCAGATCATGCAGTACGTCAAGGCGTACATAGACGATCCGGATGGCGAAGACGGCATAGCTCTTACGAGATACTATGCCGACTGTATCGCCAAAGGCGAGCCTCTGATCTGGGAAGACTTTCTGTAACCGAAGGGGAGGCGCTTCGTCATACGCGCCTCCCTATTTTATTCGACTTAAAACAAAGCAATGGACAATATCGAACTGAGAAAATACGCGCTTGAAATCGCGCAGCGGACGACGAAAGACGGTGTAGAGCTTATGGCACGAGCCAACGAAATACTGGCGTTCCTCACGCAGGACGCGTCGGATGAGGCTAACAAAATACGGTTAATCGTTCTTGTTGACAATGGCAATGTATAAGTATGCACTCCGGATGCTCGCCGGAGCCAATCCGCGCGAGGTGATCGAAAGTATGCCCGAAAAGGATTACCGACGCCTGTCTGAATTTATGAGCAAAGCGAACAGCACTCTGCCACGACGGCAGCGCCGCATGATGAACCAAGAGTTTGCTAAAAGTGAAAGGAAACGACGTTCACATAGAAAAGTATGACTGGCATCTACGTGTATTTTACGCGGTAACATGCTACCATGTGGGCGAAATAATGCTGTCGCTAAAGGACATAGATTGCCCCGAATCGATTCAAAACAGAGTGCAGGAAAATCTTATGCGCTGCGACATGGATACCGGGTTTACGTACTCGAACAAGAAGCTACGCAGCACTGTCATGGTGATCGGGCTTCACTCGTCGCACGCCGAATTCCTGAATTCTTTCGAGCATGAGCTCCGACACTTGGTCGATGACATCGCCGAAACGTTCGGTCTCGATATGGGAGGCGAGCAGGTCGCCTATCTGACCGGAGACCTGAACAGTCTCTTGTGGAAAGACATCCACGAATTCATATGCTGCTGTAACTGTAAAACTTAAGACATGGAACACGAAGAAAAAGAACGGGCCGACAGAATCGCCGACCTGCTCAAGGATTTAGAGATGGAACTGCCTCAGCCAGTATTTGAGTCGATCAGATGCAGGTTGCTCGATTTGCTACAGGCTTGAATGGAGTTAGTGAGAATTTATTGGCACCAGCGGCATTTCTAAACCCGTCGAATTCGACGGATTTATTTTATTTCAGAACATAATCACAATGCCCCCGAAGAGATTGTTTGATGGGATTCCCCAGCGGGTACAAATAAATTAACAACCCCTCTTTACGTGCAAATTTAATGGGAGCGATGAAATCCGAATCTCCTGCAATGAGTACTATTTTATCCACAGAACGTTTTGTCGCCATAGTAGCCATATCAAGACCGAATTTCATATCTACACTTTTTTGTTTGAAATCCGGCTTCATTTGTTTACTATAAATATCTTGTTTCCATCCTGTGAATGATAGCTCTCCTAAACGGAGAGCAAACCTATCCATCGAGCACAAGGTGTCGAGATATTTATTTTTCATTGCATAACCAGAACTTGCGGAATAATTAATAATCTTTCCAGTGGTATCTTTTATTTCTCCGCCAAACGGCCTGCAATCGTAGTAAAACACACGAAATAAAATATCTTCTGTTTCCCCATTGGTCTTATTACGGACAAGAGTCATAACATCCCCTACTGTTTTAACGACATCTGCGGGTTGAGGATTTCTCTTGTTAGCTTTTTTGAAACATTGCCAGAAAAAGCCTCCGTCGATTAAAATGTTTACTTTGGTCGTCATTTAAAGTTTGAGTTTTTAATTGAAAAAACAATTAAGCCACCCTTGCGAGTGGCTTAACGGCAGACCTATCTGCATCGGATTTTTTTGCCAGCCTACTGGCTTCGGATTATGGCACAAAAATAATGCACCATATTTCAAAATGCAAATCTTTTGCCGATTTTTTAATACATACATATTATTCCCCTTCCTTCTCCTTTACCTCCAGCACCGTTCCACACTTCGGGCAGGTGATCGCGTTTGCCAGCCGAGGGGTAAAAAGCTCCGGAACAGATACGCCAAGGGCGACAGCGATTGCCTGCAATTTGGAAAGCGAGGGATTGCCTTTCATTAAAGCCCATAGCGACTGATACGTTATCCCCAACTTTTTAGCTAAATCTTGTAAGGTCATTCCCTTCGATTCGCAAATCTCTTTTATCCTTAACATATGATTATATTTTGATGCAAACATAAGTACCTTATATGATATATGCAAGTACAAATAAAAACATATATAAATACATACGCAAAAATATCATAAAATAATATTACAAATATTTGCTCGTATCAAAATATAATATTATATTTGCATCAGAAAATAATAATAAAGATTGACATTTAAATATTACGACTATGGCAAACTATAGTAACCGAATCAGAAGAGATTTACTGAAGTATGGCAAAAAAACAATATGCTATATTGATGAATACGACAACGGTACATTTAAAGTAAAAACAGGCAAGCCTTCAGATGCCGTTTGTATCAGTTGGACATACGAAAGTCGAAAAAATGCAGTAGCTACGGCTATTGAATTTTTCAATAATTACACGCAGAGAGCAGCCTCTGTCAATTGGGTAATAGCTAATTTATAAAGCCGTTCGGGCGGCTCAAAACAGACCTTAGGCCCGAAGCGTGGCGGCAACCTGCCGCCGGTGGTGAAACTTAAAAACAAAATATTATGAAATGGACAGACGTAAATGAAGCATTACCCGATATGAAGCAGAGGGTTCTTGTAGTCGAGCAGAAACATCAAGGCTTGCGCCCTTGCGTGTATATTACCAAGCGAATACCCCATGATGAGACCGACCCTAACTGTACACGATGGCATTGGGCTAATTGCGTAAACGATTCAGATGTCAAATTCTGGTGTTCGCTGCCAGCAATACCCAAATCAATGCTATAAGCGACGAGACAATAAGGGTGGCCCTTCAGGGCCACCTTGCTCAAAGAACAGAAAGAATGTATCAAACAAATTACACAATATTCGATAAATAGCACGACAATGAAATTACGCAAACCCACACCGAAAGTATCGAAAGCCCGTGCGATCGAGCTTGCAATGAACCTAAACGGCGTATCGAGAGAGATTGCCGAGAAATACACAGACAGCGAGCTGAAAGAGTGCTTGCGGCTGCTCAAACTCAAAGCAAACTTTTAACTACACACAGCGATGAAAAAGACAGACCTTTCAAATATCATGCGCACGGCGTGGCAGATGTTCAGAGCGACCGGTGAAGCCTTTGCCGAGTGCCTGCACAAGGCATGGCAGTTATTCAAGCTCAAAAAGAAAATGCGAACCGGTATCGCGCAGTTTTTCTATCTGAAGTCAAGCACGGGCGAACTGCGACAGGCATTCGGCACGCTTAAAGACGATCTGTGCCCCGAAACAAAGGGCTCTGACCGTAAGCCGAACAAACACCTCGTAACATATTACGATACGCTTGCCGAAGGCTGGCGGTCATTCAGAATATTCAACCTTGTAAAAATCGTGTAAATCTTAAAAAACTTTATTGCTTGACTTGATAAAAAACATTAATTTTATCGAAAGCTTAAAAAACAGCGGCAAGACTTGCACAATGTGCAAACCGTTTCAACCTTTGCATTAAGTATACAGAGTCGCCAAGCAAAGATTTTGGCAAAACAGTATGGCAAAGGCAAGTAAGCTGACAATCAAACAAGAAAAATTCTGTAACAAGTACCTCGAATGCGGTAACGCATCCGAGGCATATCGTTATGCTTACGATTGCTCGAAAATGAGTGATAATTCTGTTTGGTGTAACGCATCGCAGCTTCTTGCGGACACAAAGGTTGCACAAAGGCTGGAATACCTCAAAAACCACCTTGCAGAAGCTGCCGGCATTACGGCTTTGCAAATCATTCGGGAGCACCAAAAAATCGCCTTCTCCGATGCAACCCGCATTCGTAATGGATGGATGTCGCTTAAAGAGTTCGAAAGCCTTACCGATGACGAAAAGGCATGTATTCGGTCCGTCGAAACAAAGCAGACCAAGCGTACCACTCCGATGGGCGACGAGGTGATTGACGAACAGGTAAAAATTACGTGCTACGACAAGCAAAAGGCGCTGGACAGTATTGTGAGTATGCTTGGTTATAACGCACCGGAAAAAATAGCTAATACAGATAGCAAAGGCAATGATATTCCACAGCCTACTTTTAACGTAGAGCGCCTGTTCCAACTGATTCAGGAGGGGAAAAACAATGAATGATTATTCAGCAATCGGCGATCTTCTGCTGAAAGAAGGTAGTTTGACATTTACGGCTGTTATGTTCGAAGCCGTAAACAGACAGCCGTTCCGAATATCTCCTCACCATCGAATCATTTGTCGCAAGCTCGATCAGGTTCTCCGAGGCGAGCACCCAACCAACCGGGTAATGTTTAACATTCCCCCGCGCCATTCAAAGACAGAGTTAGCAGTCGTATCGTTTTCCGCGTTAGGATTTGCTATCAATCCTAATGCGGAATTCATGCACCTGTCGAGTAGCGACCAGCTTATCACTCGCAACGTTACCAACGTTCGCAGGCTTATGGCGGATCCAAATTATCGGGCCTTTTTCCCTCAGGTCAAACTATCGAATAATGCTAAAGGGAGCATTTCCACTTCCCGAGGCGGCATCATGTATGCAGCGCCATTCATGGGACAGATTACTGGTTTCGGATGTGGTAAACTGGGAGCAAAGAAATTCAGCGGAGCCATGCTCATTGATGACCCGATGAAAGCTCAGGATAGTTTTTCCAACACTATCAAGGAGCGGATTGGAGAATTATGGACATCTACGTTCAAAAACCGGTTAAACGACACACATACGCCGGTCATCGTCACTGCTCAAAGACTTGCCGAGGATGATTTCTGCGGCTATCTAATAAAAAGAGAAGGTACAATCGATGAAGGCGGCGAATGGGATGTAGTCAGATTTCCGGCAATAGTCGACGAAGGGACGAACACGGAGCGAGCTTTATGGGAAGACCGATTCCCTCTCGAAAAGCTACGGCGATACCGAGAATCCGATCCTTTCACGTTCGAGACACAATACATGCAGAATCCGAAGCCGTTGGAAGGCATGATGTATCGGGAGTTCAAGACCTACGATATCATTCCTTACGCAATCGAATCGACACGCAAAGCCTACGTTGACACGGCAGACACGGGCGATGACTATTTATGTGCAATTTGTTATGTAGAACAGCCCGAAGGCAACTACGTCACCGATGTGCTCTATACAAAAAAACCGATGGAGTATACCGAGCCTGCGACGGCCGAGATGTTGTCGAGACAACAGACCGAAGAAGCCTTTATCGAAAGTAACAACGGAGGACGGGGCTTTGCTCGCAATGTGGAAAAACAATGCCGATTGATGGGCAATACCAAAACCCGGATTTCATGGTTTGCCCAGACTGATAATAAACAGGTTAGAATATTCTCGAAATCGGCTGACGTGAACAATATGACCTTTCTCCCGTCGGGGTGGGATAAAAAATGGCCGGAATTTTATCGGGCGATAATGGGATATATGAAGGAAGGTCGGAATGCTAACGACGATGCCCCGGACGCGCTAACGGGTTGCTTTGAGAAAAGGGAGCCACAAATGCAGCTTGAGGATTTAGAAAACCTAAACATATGGTAATATGGGATTTATAGATCAGCTTTTCACGTACTTTCAAAACAAAACGCTGAATGCTTTAGGCATTGAGCGGTCCCTTCTTGAGCTCATCGCGGCGCGAGACATCGATCAGGCTATGTCCCTCATGGAAAATCACGATGCGGAAGTTGTGAAAGCGATTCGGGAATACAAACCCGAATTGCACGCCATAATGAAGCGTCTTGATAAAGTACGTAAAGGTCAGGAAAGTTACCGTACTGAAAAGCTCCCCAGAACTCGTCAACGCTATATCAACGAGGTCGAGCTATTTTTCCTGTTGGGTAATCCGATTAAATGGAGAATGTCTGACGAATCGAGCGACCCCGAAGCATTCGCAGCTTTTATGCAGTTCCTAAGAGACCATCGTTTTAATAGCCATATGCGCCAAGCCAAACGGCTGGCCGGAGCCGAGACTCAATCAGCCAAACTATATCATATTTACCGCAATGAAGAAGGTCTTCCTGCTGTAAAAATTGTCGTTCTTTCGAAATCGAAAGGTTATACACTTCGCCCGATGTTCGACCAGTACGGAAGTCTATTGGCCTTCGGCTATGGGTATTATCTGAAAGAAGGCTCGAACACTGTAGAACATTTCGACATCCATACGCCGACATTCATTTATCGGGGACGAAAGGCAAAGATCGGCTGGGAGGTTACGCCTGTTGTCAATCCATCGGGCAAGATAAACGTCATCTACTACTCTCAGGAAACGGCATGGTCCGGACTTCAGCCTCGTATCGACAGAGAAGAAAATATCGATTCAAAAACGGCCGACGTAAATAATTACTTCGCCGATCCTATAGCAGCCGCTACTGCCGATGTTATAAAAAGCCTTCCCAAACAAGGAGATCCGGGCAAGGTTATCCAACTGTCCGACGATAAGTCGAGGTTCGAATATATCGAACCTCCCGTGTCTTCCGAAACTCGGCAACAAGAAAAAGACGACCTGAAAGAGTCTATTCTGTTCGACACTTTCACCCCTGAATTCTCCCCGGAGAAAATGGTAGGTCTGGGGACCCTGAGTGGAGATGCGATAAAGCGCGCTATGGTGCTCGGCTACATCAAACGGGATAACCGTAAAGAAATCTATGACGAGCTTGTAGATCGAGAGAAGAACCTGATTCTTGCGATCATGATGAATGTCACGCACATTCATATGAGAAATCAACTGGCAAGCCTCAAAATAGAACATGAATTCGCCGAACCGTTTGAGGAAGACGTGCAGAACAAATGGTCCGCAATAGGCAAAGCATATCAGGATGGCGTCATTTCACTGGAAAAGGCGGTCGAGATGCTCGGTCTTGCGGATAAGCCGGATGAGGAAGTTGAAAAAATCAGAGGTTTTAATGACTTAAAACAATGAAAGGGTTTGCATAATGTGCAGAGTGTTTCCAATTTTGATCCATGAAAGTACCAACTCACGCAGCAAAGGTTGCTTTTCCTTTTTTAGGATTCAAAGCACGGCCAATATTGCGTGAAGTACGATGCGAAAAATGCGGGCGGAAACTCGCGGAAATGCAAGGAATAGCCCAAATAAAATGCCCTAAATGCGGACATTTATCGATGTATAGGGCTTAACATACGACAAAAGAGTGCCACAGAGCGCCAATATCCCTTCTCGGGGAATTGGCGCTTTTTTCATTTAAAAACACAAAATATGAAAGAAAAAATTCTAACAGCGCTGAAAACCAAATACTCCAATCTGGGGTTCAGCTCAAAGGTTCTGGACGGGATCGCCTCGAGTATCGAAAAATCCGTCACCGATGAATCGCAGATCGAAACCGCTGTCGGCGGGATCGAGTCTATTCTGAAAGTTTTTCAATCCGACTTTGACAGGGCACGCACCGAATATGGCACTCTGAAGGGTCAGTATGATGAACTGAAGAAACAAGCCGAGGCATCATCTACCAACGAGGGCGGGCAGAATGAGAAAAACGAACTCGACAAAGAACCGGAATGGTTCACACGCTACAAGCAAGAACAGGAGGAGCGCTACGCAACCATCAAGAGCGAAAGCGAAGCACTGAAAGCCGAAAAGGTTCGGGCCGAGCGTGAAGATTTATTCCGGTCTGCGGCAAAAGCGGCGAATGTCAGCGACAAGATGCTGAACGATCTTTTGGGGCTTGCAACTGCGATGAACAAGGAAGCACCCGATGCCTCGGAAATCAAAGACAGATTCTCGTCAATCCAGTCAAGATTCATCGCCGCCGGACTCGAGGGGAAAGAATCGGCATTTCCTCTCTCCACGTCGGAATCTCAGAGTAAAGAAGATGCTAAGGCGTGGGCCGCAAATCTGCCGGACAAAAACTAAACACACAAAAAAACATGGCTATCGAATTCAAAAAGACCAAGTACAAGGGCGGGTTCCCTGTATTCTGGCGTGGCAACCGTGAAGCACTCCCCGGTGATTTCACACTCAAAGGCACATACCCGGAGGGGACACTCCTCAAAGAAGGTACTCCCATCAAGCTCGACTTCGCTAACATGGAGTGTAAAATCTGCAAAAGCGCACTTGTCGTTACGGGAGGAACCACATCCGCTCCTCGTGTCGTCAAAGGCTCCATGTTTCAGATAGGCGACACCGTTAAAATCGGCGAATCCAACTCGACGATCAAAAGTATTGACACTACGAGCGCTGATTACGATGTGCTGACGTTCGCAGCGGCCGTTACCGGAGCAACGCAAGGCGCAACGCTTCTGTCAGACGACGATCTGCCGGATGCGGTCATCGAGACGACGAAAGAATACACGACGAAGCACGGATTTACAGTCGTGTCGGCCGCCTACGGTGCACGCATTCTCAAAGATGTAGCCTATCCCGTACCGGAGGCATGGCTGGAGGGATATTCACTCAAAAACAACCACGAAATCAAGTATATCAGGCAGTAAAAGCGAAAAACAATGAACGAAGCTACCTATTCTTCTATTTTCAACGAACTCACCAAAGAGGTGCAGATTCGCATAGACACAGCTTCTGAGCTGCGTAAGCGCCTGTTCGATCAGACCGTTTACGACCAGTACCTCGATTGGGACACTCCTACAATCGGTTTCAATTTCGAGGAACTGATAGGTTCCTACAATCTGAGTGTCGCCGCCGCAACACTGGATTCTCACGGCAAGGAGCCCGTTATGGGGACCGAAGGATTGGAGACTCTGAGGGAGAAGGTCCTGACGCACCAAATGTCCTACCCCATGCCCATCGAGGAATACAGAAAGGTACTCCAGATTCTGGATTCCCGCATGGTTTCGGACCAAGTTAAAAAGCGTCAACTCATCGACCTGATGTGGGGTAACGTGACAAAGGTCGTCAATTCCGTACAGGCGAAGCTCGACATCATTTTTCTCGGAGCCCTCTCCAACAAGGGTATTTTCACTTTCGACAAAAACAATAACCCCGAGGGTGGTGTGCGCGGGAGCATTGACTACAAAATGCCCGACGAGAATATCGCAACTGCGACGACGGAATGGAAAGACTCGAACAAAGACTCTGTCGACACGCTGGAAGATATTCAGGCCGTTCTCGACGCTGCTCAGGATAAAGTCGTATTCGACAAAATCCTGTTGTCACAAAGCCGGCTCTCTTTCATCCTGAGAAACAAGAAAATGAAGTCGGCCGTATTCGGGTCCGACAAGTCGTCCACGCCGTTGTTGCTCGCCAATCTGAACGAGTTCATGCGTTCGAACGGATTCCCGACATTCGAGGTTATCCGTCGCATGACTCGTATTCAGGATAACGGCAAGCTCGCGGAATACAAGCCGTGGAATGACAAGAATCTCGTTTTCGTGCCGGCAGGAAAACTGGGGGTCATTAAAAACGCCTATGCCGACAACGAACTGCGTGAGGAACCGGGAGTGACCTACTCAAATTACGGACGCATCCGCATTTCTCAGTGGGGCGTAGGTGAAACGCAGGGCTCGAACGGCGTAGAATTCACGAAAGCGCAATCTATTTCGCTTCCGGTGATCACGGAGATCAACGGAATTTACTCTCTGACCGTAGAATCGTGACGGTAAGTGACTACATAAGGCAGAAGTTTCAGCCTTTCGGAACTATTTCGGAGGCTGATCTTCTCGACATTCTTTCCGATGCCGGTATGGAGGCGAACGATGAACTGACGGCTGAAAACAGAAACGAAGTTTCCATCGCTATGACTCGTTTCATCCCGTCACTTTTTCTCCGCCCCCAATCGGTATCGGAAAACGGTTTCTCCGTCTCGTGGGATTTCGATGCACTGAAAGATTATTACCTGTTCATGTGCAAAAAGAATGGAATCGAGCCGGATGCCGGAGCTGCGGGGATAAGCACGATAACCGATATGTCTGACCTTTGGTAATGTATTACTCACCGCACATCCTGCAAATCAGAATAGACCCGGTTATACAGTATGACGAATCGGGCAATCCTTCCGTATCTGGCACGCCGGAATGGAAGACTATAGCGAGGTGCAGGTGCGATGACAATACTACTAAAGAATTCATTTCGGAGAATGGCCACGTCTATCGCCCTAACTACCACGTGGTATACGAAGGCGAAAGAATCGAAGCAGGTGTTTACGCACGATGCCTCAATGACGACGGGTCAATCAGAGGCGAAGGACAGGTATATCAACCTTCCTCATGCAACTACTTGGGTTACTCGGAAGTATGGATGTGACCTATGACTTTTCGGATATCGACGGTATCATCGATGAATTTATCAACGAGATAATATCTCGGATGGTGGAATTCGGAGAAGAAGCTACGGCGATAGCCGTAAGTCGAGGCCGATACCAAAACATCACGGGTAATCTGAGAAGTTCCATCGGCTACATAATCTCCTATAACGGTCGGGTGGTCCGTGAAGGCGGATTCAAGCAGGTGACCGGACGCGGAGAAAACATGCAGAAGGTGGACTTTACGACCAAACGAGGAAAGTCAGTTGTTTTCTGGGCAAAGGGCCGCTCAGGTGACGGTTCGGAAGGTAGCCAGACGGGAATGGACTTCGCGCGGGCCATAGCCGCCGAATACCCGGAAGGAATCACATTGGTCGTAGTTGCAGGAATGGACTATGCGAGCTTTGTCAACGCAAAAGGATTCGATGTGCTGGATAGTGCAGAAATACAGGTAAGGCAAATGATTGCAGCATGATAACGACGGGAGACATAAAAAGCATTTTGTCAGAAGACCTGAAGACATACGGGTTCAAGACATATCTGCAAGACACATTCCCCGACGGCGAGATAACTGACGAAAGAATAATTATTCGCTGCGGAGAATTGTCGTCCGGAACTTATTGGGAAAGCTCATATGCTCATCTGAACATCTGCGTGCCCGATCTGTACGGCATGGCCGATACAAGGCGCTTGACCGAGATCGAGCGAATGTTCAAACGCATGAAGAAAACCTTTCGCTTTGACGGTTCTGTCTGCCGATACATGGAGGACGGGACGAGCCAAGAAAAGGATGAAGCCCTTAAGTGTCACTTTGTAAACGTAAGATTATTATTTGAAGTGTTAAACGTAAATTATTAGAACTATGTCTACTACAATTATTGCAACCGGCATCAAGAAGCTGTGGTATGCCGAGACGACGGCGGTAACCGCCAAACTGACCGGTCCCATTCTTGCGACTATCCTTAGAACGGCAAAGGAGATCACGAACGTCCATCAGGACACATGGTCAATCGAGGAAGCAGAACCCTCACTGACCCGATACAAAAATCAGCTTTCAGGCACTAACTACCGTCAATCGGAAGAAAAAGGCGACGTAGTCATGTCATTCACAATCGGGCAGTACGACTATGCTACGAAAAAAGACCTGATGGGCGGTGAACTCATCGACACGGACAAAGGATGGCATAGAGCCAGAGGCGTCGTAAACATCTACAAATGTATGATTGCCCTAACCGAAGACGATCAATACCTCGTGTTCCCCAAAGGAGCAATTGTTGCCCGTGAAGCCAACACAGACGGCGCAATCGGTCTGGCGGTATCGGCAACAGCGCTGGAACCGGACAATGCCGACGTAAGTCCTGAAACATGGCTAAGGGCCGATGAGGTCGTCGAAGCGGCGTCACCCAGCAACTGAGCAGCAAGTAATCATTCATTATGAACCAGAAAAAGGGTAAAGGAGTCAGGGATTCCCTTACCCTTTTATTTCATTAACGACCATGAAAAACGAAGCAGCAAAAATAGTTTCCGAATCTCTTATCGGAGCAAGTTATGTGACCATCACAATGGGCTCGAAAGCGTACACCCTTTATCCGCCGACTATCAAAAGATTGTGCCAAGCGATTCGGCACTTCGCGGCAATAGACATTCAGGGAGAAAGCATATTGGACGCTCTCGGGGAAATGCCGGACGCAACAGAACACATACTAAAAGGTCTTTCCTGTCTTTTGTGCGGGAACGAGAGTCTGGCAGAGGAATTATCGGAAGGTTCTTTCGTCGAGATGAAAATAGCTTTAAAGGAGGCGATCTGTCTGGTCGGAACCGACCCTTTCGAGTGTGCCGCTTTGGCGAGGAGCGTCGCCGAAGTGGCAGCAAAGATGAGGTAATCGGAAACGAAACGATGATGGGACAGATCGCTTCGTTTATGGAAAACCTTCGCTTGTCCTATACGGAAGTATTCGAGATTATCCCCTACCGAAACCTTCTAATCATGCAGAAAGATAAGCTCCATATAGTATACGGCGACAAAGTAAAAAGAATAAGCGGGAAGGAAATGGCCGCTCGCCGAAGCAAGAAAAACTCTAATTAAGATGGCTAAACTTAAATTTGAAACGACGGCTAATTTAAAGCCTATCGACGACCTTCTTATTCGTATCAAGGAGTTGGAGCAGCATATCGCCTCGCTCAAAAAAGAGATGCGCTCGATCAATGCCGCAGACCCTAAAATAGACCCCTTGCTCAAAGACCTGAAGGCGTCGAAAGAGGAAATAAACAACCTGGTAGCGGAAATCAATCGGATCAAGCAGGCTCAGTTGGACAGACAACGCGAGCAGGAACAGGCTGCGACTCGGGAGAAAGAATCCATCGCCTCGCTGCTGCGGGCCTATGAAGAATTGCGTCAAAAGGTAGCCGATACCGCGAATAAAAGCACCTCGCCAAGTTCCGGAGCGAATAATGCCCCGTCGATCAAAGAGGAAACGCAGGCTTACGATGAGCTTCTCAGTAAAATAAGAACCCTATTGGGCAGCCGGGAGGAAACCATTGCCTCAATGCTCAGAGAAGAGAATGCGATTCGTCTGATTAAGAAAGAGCTAAAAGGCTTGCAAAAGCTCGAATCCGACGGCATAAATCTTACGGAAGCCCAAAGACAGCGGAGAATCCAACTGACAAGCTCTCTCGAAGAACACAAGCAATCGGTTTCACAGCTCAAGCAAATACTCGCGAACGAAATAAAATCCGAGCAGGCCGTTCGTGGCTCGATGAATGAGATGTCGCAGTCTTTGGGAACAATGCGCATGTTTTACAGGACCCTGAACGAGGAAGAGCGCAATTCTCAATTCGGCCAAGAACTTTTGAAGCGCATCCAACTGGTCGATACGAAAATAAAAGAATTGGATGCATCGATCGGCAATCATCAGCGCAATGTAGGCAATTATGCCTCGCATTGGGACGGACTCGGGTTTTCAATCCAACAAGTAGCACGGGAACTCCCCTCTATTTCTTATGGCCTGAATACTTTTTTTGTAGCTATATCCAATAACCTGCCTATTTTGGCTGACGACATCCGGCGAGCGATAGCGAAATATAAAGCCGCTGTTGCTGAAGGGAAAGCGGCTACCCCTGTATGGAAACAGATCGTAAAATCCATCTTCTCATGGCAAACGGCATTGGTAGGCGGGATCACCCTGCTCACTCTTTACGGGAATGAAATCGCCGACTGGGTCGAGGAATTATTTAAAGGCAAAAAACAAATCGATGCAGCAGCGATTGCCCAAGAGCATCTCCACAATGCAATAAGCAAGGGGACTACTGATGCTCAACGGGAAATAACAAAACTGGATTTGCTGTACAAGGCAGCCACTGATACTTCCAAGGCATACGATGAGCGTCGGATTGCCATTGAAAAGCTGCAAAAAGAATATCCGGCGTATTTCGGCAATATGAATGCGGAACTGATTGCGGCCGGTATGCTTAAAAATAAGTACGATGAATTGCGGGCCTCTATTATCGAAATTTCCAGAGCAAAAGCAGCGCAGGATGTTTTGTCGGAAAATCAGAGTTCTATATTAAAAATTCAGAGTACGGATGAATATAAGGACGTATTATCCTATGCTCAAAAAATAAGAAGCACGCAGGCCAAAATCAACGAGCTAAAAAGTAAAGGGATCGAGGAAGATTCTCCCCTAATAAAGGGACTTAGGATTAATATAAGCAAGCTATGGAATAGTATCGAGAAGTCAAGCAAAGAAATCGGGAAAAAGTTGGAGTTGCCCGAAGACGCATTTACTACGGACATCAGGCAATATATCGAGGCTCTAAACAAGGCAAACGAGGAATTGGCCAAGACTGCCGAGACCTTATACACACGCGAATCGCCTGATGATAAAAATAATTATGCCTCTAAATTGCAAGAGGGCCAAAACAAAGTAATTGCGACCCGGGAATCCCTTGCGGAAATCCTGAAAGCGAATGAGGCCGCACTCCAAAATTCGCTTCTCGATATTATGGCCGAAGGGCAGGAAAAGGAGCTCGCACAACTGGATAACGCGACCCGGGAAAAACTCCACAAGATCGAAGAGGCTCGCCAAAAGACCATCGCCGCTTATGCCACCAAAGGACAAGAGCCTAATCCCGACGAATTGGCCAAGCTGGATGAGACGAAAGCGAACGAGGAAAAAGCTGCGGAATTAGCAAGGGCCGCCATCGTCGCAAAATATGCCCGGCAGGAAGAAGAGCTTTGGCGAAACGTGACCGATGTTTTTTTGACAGACGAAGAACGCAAGCGGCAAGGTATTCAAAAGACGTTCGACGAATACCGCAGGCAGGCGGAATCGCTGCTTAAGGGTGGCTCTATTGGAGAAAGCGACTATAATGCCCTCGTGGGCGAAATAGGAAGGGCCGAGACCAAATCCATGCTTCAGGATGTATTGCGAGAGTATGAGACTTTCGAACAGCAAAAAGCCCGCATTGCCGAAGAATACAACGATAAGATCGCCCAACTGGAAGAACAGAATGCAAACGGCCAGTACAACGAGAATATCGAAGAGATCAAAAGACAAAGGGATTTGGAGATCGCGCAGCTTCAGATTTCCGAGTCCGATTTCTTTCAGGTGATCTCCGGCAATCTGGAAGAGTACGGGCTGGCCACAATCCGCGATGCCATTGCCCAAGCGAAGGAATATCTCGACAATTTCATAGCCGATGCGAAAAGCAAGAACGGAGGAAAACTGACGAACGAACAGCTTCAGTTTGTCACACAAATGCGGCAAGACTTAGATAAGGCGACCAAAGTAGTTCATTATCGTTTGCCGGAGGGATTGGCTAAGGCTGCAAGCGGAATGAAGAAAGTGGTCGACTCGGCTAAGGAACTCGACGAATCGCTCGGAAACGTACTCGATACCGTGAGCAACATGATTCAGGGCTTCTCGGATATAGAATCGGGTATTTCCGGCTTGAAAGAGGCATCCGCGAATTTCAAGCAGATGAAACAAGATGCCAAGGATCAAGGAAAGTCTTTAGGGTTCGGCGATATACTCGGAACCGTAGGATCATATGCGGGAGCAATCGGGTCAATCGTTAGCGGTGTGACGAGCATTTTTGGCTCATTGTTCAGTTCAAAGGGAAACTCACAAGAAGTAGAAGCGACTATCGAAAGGCTTACTGTTCGCAACGAGTTATTACAGGAAGCAATAGAACGTTTAACAGATAAGATCGGATCCGGGAGTGTAATGGATTCGGTTCAGGCATACGAGAAGGCTGTAGAGAAACAGAAAGAGCAAAACGAGAATTACAGAAAAATAGCGGAGGCAAAAGGCAGTTACTGGAGCTCTCATCATAGCTGGAATTATAATTGGGGAGGATTCACGGACGAAGAATTGGCATGGATTCAAAAGAATGTGCGCAAAGAATTCACCAATAAGGATAGTATTTTCAGCTTGACACCGGAGGAAATGGCTACTCTGCTCGAAAATACCGGAATAGCTGACCGAATATACAACACGGCGGGAAGCTATGGCCGGGATGTATATAATACTTTGGTAGATTACGCTGGTCAAGCGGGAAAATTAGAAGAGCTTACTGATAAATTGAATGAAAGCTTGACGCAAATATCATTCGACAGCCTGCGCGATAGTTTTGTCGATAATCTCATGGATATGGATAAAAGTGCGGAAGACTTTGCGGATGACTTCCGTAGCTATCTTATGCGTGCTGTTTTAAATAGCAAGATTTCCGAGCTTCTTGATGATGAGCTAAACAACTTTTACGAAAAATGGGTAGAATATACAAAAAGCGGAGGAGGGTTAGATAAAGGCGAAATAGACGAATTAAAGGGGATATGGGACGGAATTACAGAAAAAGGCATAAAAATACGAGATGAGCTGGCTGCAATTACGGGCCATACCAGCGGGCAGCAAGCCGACAGTCAATCCGCTACTTCCCGGGGGTATCAAACGATGTCTCAAGATGATGGGAATGAGCTTAACGGTCGATTTTCGGACTTACAGATGAAAGGACAGCAGATTATTGATATCAATACAGGTATCCGCGACATCGCATCCGAAATACGGCAACTTCAGGTAGAATCCCTCTTAGAACTCCGAGGAATAAATGAAAATACCGGAAATACGGTAAAAATACTGAAAATGCATACTTCCATGCTCTCAAGAATTAGTGACAACACAAGTAGGATTTGATTATGACTGAAATGCTCATCAACAAGCAGGACGCTTCGACTTTCGGCGTCCGTATGGGGGATGGTTTCTTAGATGCTATATGTTCCCCCCTCCCTTTAAAAGAATTCGTTGAAAATTCCAGCCGCCTTGAGGACGGGAAAAGGGTACTGTACAACTCACCCAAGATCGACGAGCGGGACGTTACCCTCACGTTCAACATTCACGGCGATACTGAGGAAGAATTTACCGCTAACAAGGCGACATTCGAGCAAATATTGTACTCAGGAAAAGTAGAGATTCATCTGCCGGTTACTGGGAAAACCTATCGGCTTACCTATCTCCGTTCCCAATCGTATGCGCAAAATATAGCTCGTACTTCCTGCTCTGTATCGGTGAAATTTAACGAGCCGAATCCGAATAATAGAGGAGAGGCTGATTCCGACGACTTATTATAGTTAACAACAATACAAAATGCAGTAACATGATAATTATTTATCATATAGAAAGGGTAAATATTTTTCGTATATTGTGCAATAACAAACTGCAATTTTAAAAATTATGAGAAAAATTTTACTGATGTTCGCGGTTTTGGCTGCGATGGTGTTCACCGGATGCTCTAAAGATGATAATGGCAACAACGGAGGAAATGGAGGCGGAGAACCTGCAGGAGAAATAGAACTGGAAGGGTACGAGGAGCCAATTGTTGATTGGGGGATTTCCAAACAAGAACTCAAATCTCGTGTCACTTACACCCTTTTAAACGAAGATGAAACGACCCTCTCTTATGCAGGGAAAAACAAGGTTTCAATGTATACGTATTCGTTTGAAAACGGGAAATTAGATGTGTCAGGTGCTTTTATTAGTACGGCATATAATGAAGAATTAGCAGATTTTATAAACAAAAAATACATTTATGTAAATGATATCGTCTCAGGAGAAGACAGGTTGTTTGTTTTTCGTAATAAAGAAAATACCATGCTTGTGACGGTAGGGATTCCATCTACTCAATATTTACTAATCATGTATTCACCTCGCAATAGTACAGCTAATAATACTTTCCTTATTCAAGCGTCCAAGAGCCTTATGAATGCAGAAGGCGGAGACTGCTCTGAGATAATTAAACTATTTCAAGCAAATATCTCAAAAAATTGAATTATGTCGAACGAAGGAATTATAGCTATATTGGTTCTTGTTGTATTCATTATCTGCATCGTCGCAAAAGTCATATCAAATATGAACGAGGATAATAATACAATAGATACCTCGCCTACCTATAAACCTATTCGGGAATTATCGGATGACGAGCTGAAGAATCTGTTGTCGGAAGTGGAAAACGACCTCGAGACGGTTAAAATTGAATATCAAGGAGCCTTAGCCAACCCCTACGTGCTTTATATAACGAGAAATCTGATAAAGCAACGATTAGATAATACCGTCGAAAGACGACAATACATTCTTGATGAAATAAATAAGAGGCAGAAAGAGGCAGCTACAAAGGCTTAGCACTCGATAAACGATAGGAAATTACCCATAAAGGCCCGCATCAGCGGGCCTTTATGGTATTAGCAATCACAGCATCGCGGCTGTTTTTCGTATCTGTTGTAGCACTGCCGAAAGGCCGGAATCACGGCGGGCGGTCTGCATGTTGTAACGAGTTTGCATGTTTAACCAAAAGATAGCCTCAATATCGAGCGCAGCTTCAATCTTTAAGGCTGTTTCTGTCGTTACGGAACGCTTCCCGTTTGCAATCTCATTCAACGCAGTATAAGGCATACCGATCATTTCCGCAAATTTACGTTGCGAAATATTGCGAGCTTCCAGTTCCTCTTTCAGCGCTTCGCCCGGATGAGTGGGTAAATATGGAATCAAATCATTCATGCCATATACCCTCTTATTAACCGTTGCCATAGCCAATCTTATTTATAATGATTACTAATATCCAATATCAAACAAACTGTTATTATCTCTTGTTCGGCAACATGGCGCACTCGAAATTCAAGCCTGTATTTAGAATTAATCCTAACCGATGAAATACCAGCCTTGTCACCCACTAATACTTCATAGTTCAAAGAATGATGTTGGTACAATGATTCAATACTCGAAGCCGCCACAAGTTTATCTACACAACGTTTGTATGCTCTCACTACTTCCGGCTGAAATCGGTGCTTTTTATCGCTTGTTCGCCCCAGTTCGAACAACTTCCCGTAAATACTCCTTGTCGAATTCTATAAACATCGTTGCCTTATTGTTTACTATGCAAATATAATGCTTTTCTAATATAATTCACAAAAAAAGTGAACATTCGTCATATCCCAAACTGTTTCCCCCGCTATCTTTCAAAATTAATTTATCTACCCTCTTTTTATTATCTAATTAAAAACATACAAATCAACAACTTACAAAGCCATTTGCACAATGTGCAGAGCATTTCAACCTTTGAGATAGTCATACCATTTACGCCTAAGAGGAATGATTATCTACAATAGAAACGGAGTCGAGCTGATCGATGCGCCAGTCACCTCGTCTGCCGTCCGCAAACGAGTATTGATGGGCGACAACTACGTCTCCCTGCCCTTTTCCCATGACACCTATATAGACTTTGCTCCGGGGTCCTATATCATCTATAACGGTCTCAAGTTCGAGATCATCGACGTCGACAAAAATCGCCCTACTCGAAATGCCACTACCGGCGGCTGGGACTACACACTCCAGTTCGACGATCAGGAGCGCCACATGACGCGCGCCATTGTATTTTGGCTATCGCAAAAGCCTCGGGAGGCGGTTTTCCATGACACGACCGATTTGCAGTCTTTCGGAAATCTGATCGTGGAAAACATGAATGCCTTTGTGCCTGCCAAAAACTGGAAGATGCGCGATCTTTCCGACGAACTGAAAGAAGGTACGAAGCTCGTTTCATTCAACGGCGACACATGCTGGAACGCCGTCAACACGATCGCCGAGACTTTCGATGTCGAGTGGTGGACAGAACAAAGCGAAGGTTATATCTACCTGTGCTTCGGCAAGCTGGAGATCGGAACCGAGGAAGATTTCGTAGAGGGAGGCGTTATCACGTCTATCCCATCGCGGAGAGGTGACGACAGCAACTACGGCACGCGCTTCTACGTGTTCGGATCGACGCGCAACCTGACGGAGGACTACGGTCAGGCCGATCAGGGCGGCACGACCAATCATGTCTCGGAAATTCGGCTCAGGCTGCCGGGTGGGCAGGAGTATATCGATGCGCGGCCCGATATGGCATGGAACGACGTGGTCGAAAAGTTCGTCGTATTCGAGGACATTTACCCTAAAAATACGGATACTGTCACCTCAGTCGAGAAAGTAAAGCGACAGACTGATAGCGGAACCGAATATGAAGCTCGGGTAATCTACGCGAAAGACACGCCTTTCCTTCCGACCGATCTAATCCCGGGCGAGACCCTGCAAGCCGTCATTACGAGCGGCGCCCTTTCGGGTAGGACGTTCGACATACAACTCGGCGCTGCATTCGACGATCCCGACACATGGAATCCGGAAACAAATCCTTTCGACCGCAAGTTCGAGATCGTGGCAGACGTGGAGACGACCGGTGAGCAAGAGATCATCATTCCCAACGACAATCTGGACATCGAGCCCGGCAATACCTTCGTATTGACCGGTATTAAGTTACCCGGAGCGAGAATCGGGGAGGCCGAGCAGGAATTGTTGGAAGCAGGAACGACGTGGGCCCAGAAAAACAGCAAGGACACGAGCGTATACGATTGCCCTACCAATCCCGTATACTGTCAACTGAACGATAAGAGCTACGAGCTCGGACAGAAGGTGCGCCTCGTGAATGAATCCCAATTCGGGAGCAGCGGCCGTAGCTCCCGTATTCAAGGCTACGAAAAGTCGCTCGACAACGAGTATCAGGCAACCTACACGGTTGGCGATAATACCGCCTATTCCCGCTTGGGCGAGATCGAGAAGGATATTCAAGAGGCAGCCTATGCGGAACGGATCGGAGTGACCAATGGCGTCGGAATCCACCTGATTCGCGCAAAATATGACCAGACGCAGCCAACAGACTACAATGCGTACTCGGCAGCGGCCGCCGACGAGAAGTTCTTGAGCAGAAAAAAGAACGATACGGCCGAAGGGATAATCACCTTCGCAAAAGGCATATTGGCAAACACCCTCTCGAGCGAGAAATTCGTATCGGGCAATGAAGGCAAGGGTCACAGCACATGGATCGACGATGACGGAGTATCGCATACGGAGGTCGATCAGGTGAAGGCCCGAAAAACCGTTGTTACGAAGCAAATAGCGGCCGAAGAAGGCAATGTCACCGAACTCACCAGCACGAATATCGAAGCGACCGTATTGACTGTACTGGACAAGATCATAGCGAAAGATCAAACGCTGTCAGGGAAAATATCGTCGGCAAAGTTTCTGTCGGGACTGCTCGGGTATGGATGGATGATCGACGCAAAGGGCAACGGCGAACTGCATTCGCTATCGATCCGGTCCTTTCTCGAAGTCCCCGAGCTCCGGTATAATCAGGTGCAGGTAGTAGGCGACGAGCTATGGGTAACGGCCGGTGGTGTCATATCCGATGTA